ATTCTGTCCGTCTGGGAAACTTATTTCATGAATTAAAAAGATCACGTATAGTCTGTCAATTTCTAGAATGTCTCTCCAAGTTAACCAGGATTGACCTCCTTTGATTTTGAACCTTGTACACTTTTCAATTATGAAATTTAATTTATCGTCTATGTCAAGAACATCGTCCTCGTCAATTGTTGACCAATGTCGGATTTCAGAAACAGTTGCTGCTCTAATCGTTAATTCTGAACCTTCAGCGTAGAACATTCCGCCTGACGGTAAATTTTCAAGAGGTACGTTTTTCCAGTACCCATCGTTTGCTCCAGAAATTGAGGATTCTTCTGCAATTTGAACTGATCTGGCTGTTCCTAAATTAGTTTTTGGTGATGGCATCTCCGGTTCAATCGGCTTAGGCGCTTCGTTTGAATTTTTGCCGTACTTTGAGTCTTCTTGTTCAAGAAATGAAGATATTTCTTCATCTCCTCCGCCAAGAGCCTTCTCTTGTTCTATTGACATAAATGTTTGTTCTTTTTAAGATTATATCACGAATTCCAGGAAGGTTTTCGCTAGATGAGACTTAGACTCATTAAGACGAGTCAATGTTTCAGGGTAAACCTCAACAAGTTTCATTGTTTTTGGATCTCTAATGAAAGCTCTAATTACTTGATTAGGTTTATCGATTTTGAAACTTTCAAACTTTCCTATGATTGATTCACCTTCTCCCTTTTTACCTTCGAACGGAGAATTAACTTTGATTCCACTTATTCTGGAACCGGCTTTAAATGTTTGATTGAGATGTTTGATTTCTCTATCGAAATCGTTAATGTTTACAGATTGTGGTCTAGAAAGATCAGATAACGGTAGTACCTTAATTGAGATACCTCCTGAAAAATTACTTCTGGACGCAACAAAGTTAAAATCGCTCTTTCCATAGAAAGGCAATCCTCTTAGAGCTTGCTGTCTTTGTCCAAATGTAAGTACTGGTCCCATTATCTACTAAATGTTGTTGGAATTCCTAATAGAACGACGGTTACTCCAGCACCGACTGTGATCTTTGAAATAACTGCATAGAACGTTTCACCTGCATTAATTCTAATGCTTACGCCAGAGCCAGAGGTCCCCTGATCAGCAGTCTTAACCGCCGTAACTGTAATAGCTGATCCGCTTGGGTTATGAATACCGTACCAAGTGTCAGTGTAGTAACCTACACCGGTATCGTTGGCACTGTTTAGTCCACGGTTAGACCCATTCACGAAAGTTGGCGTGTAGTCCGTTGAATTATTTGCGTCGGTGTGAGTTTTTAAAAGTTTTGCAACTGTTGAATGATTCATTTCTTTTTAAATTTTTTAGCAAGCACAGTTGTTTGGATCTGGATTGCCCTTTACATAGATTACCATACCTCTCACCTTAACGCTAAAATTAGGGTTTGGGTTGTATATCTCTATCTTATTTATTAGCTTAGTCGCATTACGCGTCATTGGATTACCTAAGTGAGAAAAGAAGTTACTTATTGGGTGAGTTGATTCGTTTAGGTCCTGATCAATCAATTTGATTTCGCATGATTGATCTGCTGGTAAAACGTCTGACCCGTTTTTATCTAATACTGGATAGTCAATGTATAAAATACAACCTCTGACATAATTGCGATCAGCAGGTATGATAAAATAGTACGGCAAAGACGAAGGGCTAGATGATGGGCTTGAAGAAGGTCCTGAATATCCAGCTGGGATCATGTACTCTGTTCCTGCACCCAATGGATAATATACAGCTTCACTTGATGGACTGCTTGATAAAATATCCTCTAGTGAATTATCATAAACTGACAATCGCTCTTCAGCGCAAACTTCGAAATCAATAAGCAGATGTCCGTCTACTGGATATAAAAGTTTTTCAAGATCGCAAAATTTAGCTTCAGTTTTTCCCTTATTTACGATGATAAAGCACTTATCTAGGATCTTTAAAACCTTTTTGCTTGGATCAGATGAACATAGATTCGCAAATGAGTTGTTTACTCTTTGTGGAATTGGATCATCTTGGAAATTAATGTATGGCATTCACGGTAGACTATTTTTAAATCTTATCACTAAATGATATTCTAGCTCCTCTAGCTATTGCATCATCCGACGATCGAGATTGGCTTATTGTGTTATTATTATCTACCTCAGGTTCAGTTGTAATTTCTGGAGAAGGTTCAATCGCCGGTTGACTTTCAGAAAAATGATCGTCTTCAATCATGAATGGCGCATCTAGAACAAGTTCGTCATCATGTTCATAAGCACCGTCTGGGCCTATTTGAAAGTCATCGCTTACGTAAGGAACTTCCTTCTCAGGTTCAGCCGGTTCAATTTCTGTATCTGATATTGTATCAATTACAGTGTCATTTACTGTATCATTTACTGTATCATTTGCTGTATCATTTACTGTATCATTTGCTGGCTTAATGTAATCAACCAATGACTTAATGAAACCTAGTGCAACTATCGGTAAGATTGCTCCACTTACAATTGATAGAACTCTTTTTTGATAAATTAGTTCTTCTTCAACTAATCCAAATAGTTCAACCCAACCTTGAAAATTGTTTAAGTGAACGTATGTGTAGTATGTGTTACCCATGGCCTGCATCAAGGTTAATAAAATGAAAAGTCCCCAAACAATACCCTTATTCATTTTATCTAGGGTAATGATTGAGGCTAATGATGCGGCTGCTCCGACTTCGAATGCAATAGCTAAGCTAATCGCTAACCATTTAGGATTCGACATTAGGAAAAAGTCAATAACGTGAATCGTCGAAATGATCGAAACAAGTAAATATAGAGTAACAAACGTAGTTATTATGAATACGTGAGTCGCTTTCTTTGTCATTATTTAGACTTCTGTATTTTTTCAATTTGTGCATCGTATTCATTCATACGATCATCCGGTCTAACTGCGGTTCTAACCACTGCATTCCAGTCATAAAGAGTTCGCTTAGAGGCTTTTAAACCTTCGATCTCAATCATTTTCTTTAAGTCAGACGTGTATACTGAATCAATTCGCTGGTTCATTATTTTCGACTGCTTTTCAATCTTGCTAACTCGGCTTGAGGTGCTGCACTGTTGAATGAAGATTACGAATAGTAAACCCAATACAATTTTTTCAAAATGAAGTTTAATCAATTTCATAAATTACGAAATATTTTTAGTTATTTATTTACTTACTGTTGAGTTTATTAAGAGTAGAGTCTCTTAAAACCGCCCAATTTTCACCTACCCAAAATCCCAGGTGAACTGTGTAATACACAAGAATTCCAAGTATTACAGCTTTAGCAATATCGGATAAAACGGTGTCAACTCGATATTTAATTGTGACAAGGTACGCGTAATAATTATCGTCCTTTATTCGTTTTGATGAAACGTCAACAATCTCAGTCAAGTTACGATCTGCAAAGATTCCTTGAATTCTAGAAACTGACTCAAACACTCGACTCTTTTCAAGATCGATTAGATCACCAGTTGCTAGCTGAAGTTCAGGCTCTAAGTTAACAACATAATAGACTCGGCATAGCCAGTCTACTCGCATTTTTTTTGTCCTGAAAATACCGGCATCTTCAATTGATTTGATCTGTTTTCGATAGAACCGATAATTAGTAAGATCTTTTACGATAGTTCGCACTGCATCAATTGCTTCAATTGGATTAAGTAAGTTTAATAGTCCCATGTTTAAAAGTATTCATTTAGTCGGTCAATCATTCCTGGATTCTTTTCCAGCACCGCTTCCCTTAACATTTTACGAGCCTTTCTAATTTTAGTTTTAACCGTGTTTAGATTCATGTCGTACTTTTCTGCAATTTCATTACCTCTTAGATGATTCATCTCTTTATCAATTAGTATTGATTTCTCAATGCAATCAGGTAAGCCGGTGAGTTCGGTCTGAGTCATAACATAGAGATCGTCCATGTAAATTTCCCTTTCGAAAGTATGTAGAGAATCGTCCGGTAGATTCAAAGGTTTTGTTAAATTATCAAGACTCTGCGCGAACTGAACCTTTAATTTATGCTGGTGAAGTAGTGCCTCATTCTTAGCTATCGTATAGATCCAGGTCGTGAAGCGATACGAATCGCTGTATGAGGTAAGTCCTTTGAATATCTTAAATAGAGTATTATGGAGAACTTCATCAGTTTCGTCAGGATCATTAAAGAACTTCCAAATGAAGAACTTTAATTTCGGATACATGATTGAGGCTAACCTATTTCTGTCTTTCTCTGTGTAATTGCCGCTCTTAATTAGTTCGGCAAGGCTCTGCATTTCGTCGTTTAGTTGTTTGTTAATTAGGTCGTAAGCGCTCATTAATCTATTTTTAGTTAAAGTGTTTCGGGTTCTCTGATTTCCATTTCTCGTAGCGTTCAGTAATTTGGATCAAGATTTTGTTTCTCACAATATCCTCATCTTTAAATTTGTGAATGCCCAAGTTATTAATGCCTTCCAATAATTTAATGAAGTCAGGTAAAGCTACCTTACTCTTTGCAATGTCATACTGGCTGACATCTCCACAAATTAACACCTTAGAGTCCTTTCCCATACGAGTTATGAACAGCATAAGTTGTTTAAAATCAGCATTTTGAGCTTCATCTAGAATCATTAAACAATTATCAAAAGTCGCTCCTCTCATGTAGGCAAGCGGTCTAAACTCGATAACACCGGTTGCTTCAAGCCAGCCCACACAATTTGGATCGTGTAGTAATTTTACCAAATTTGAACGATAACTTTCCATGAATGGATCAATTTTATCCTTAATTTCACCAGGTAAAAACCCAAGTTTTTCGCCAGACTCTTGAATCGGCTTTGATAAGATTATCTTTTTAATCTTGCCTGACATATAGAGCTTTAGGGCTGCTAAACAGGCTGTGAAAGTTTTACTGGTTCCAGCCGGTCCATAACAAAATGTTATTTCATTGGTCATAATCTTTTGGCAGTAAATCTCCTGAGAAGGTTTAAGATTGACCGTACGTAGGTCCTTTTCTGTAACTTCCAATTTTGGAGTTTGGGCTTTTCTCTTAATTTGTTTTTCTGGCATTTGATTTTGTTTTTTTAATTGGTTGATTGATTTTTGATAATATACTTTGACAGTTTGCACAAGACTCGTAGTCTTCAATCTGTTTGTAAAAGTTAATTGCTTTATCCAAACAGTCTGGCCAATCTTCTCGACTGGCAACTACGTCAATCTCTTCATCAACTATCATCAGCTTCTTTATGTAAATTTGCTGAGATTTCTTTTTCATCGCAGAATCAATGGATTTCACGATCTTATCAAAGATTTCCTTTTTATTATTTTCGTAATCGAAGTCCAATAGTTCGTCCGGTTTCATAAATTTTATTGGGTATTGTTTCCGTAAAAATGGCTAAGTAATCTCTTATACTCATCCACAGTATTTTCGTCAAACTTTTTAGTTGCTCCAGGTCTTTTTATTTCAGGAGTACGATTCAAGTCTCTTAGTGTTTCGTGATTGTATCCTGAATCATGGCCCAAATAAGCCTCACCCAAGAATTGAGCGTATACTTTTTCAAGATATTCCTTAGGCAATCTGTCCAATTCATCATTCACTATCTCCCAAAAGTTAGGCGATTCAAAAAATGCAGCAGTTGATACACATGTCATTGCCAAATCATCATTACCGTTTTGACTACGATATGTACCATTGCCAGCTTTACCGAACGATCCAAGCTCATGCACTGTTTTAAATTCATTAGGTAGAATTTTATTTACGGCAGCTAGGTACTTAAAACGTTCACAGTATTTAGTCTTATTGGACTCGGTCATCTTTAGTCCAGGTTTCCAATTAGTCGAAGACGTCATGTGTTTCGAATGTACCAATTGTCCTGGCCAAAATAACTCGTTCTGTTGGATTTTATCCATTACGTAATCTCCCTTATGATCAAGCTCTATCAACAGTCTCGCCTTTTCTGGATTAAAGACTTTATATGTCAAGTACTCAAGGACATTGCTGAACTCGTTGATGTCCTTTTTATTACTTCTAAATGAGGCAACTTGCACAAGTCCAAAAAAGTCTCCCTCATTCTTGATAAAATCTTTCACTTGCTCTAGCATTTTGATTGGTAATGCTGTGAATTTAAAAATATTAATTACTGAATAGTCGCGACCGACGCCTGACGCAGTATCGATTGAGAACACATACGTGTTGCCATCGTTTCTAATGTCATCGGGTGTGAATTTGTTAAAGTTTGGATGAACCGAGAAGCCGTCTAATAGGTCTAAATTCTCCGGGGTTTGGGCCCATTCTGGGACCTCGTATGTAGTGCGGAACGAAAAGATCTTTTTTAAGTCTTTTGACGGTAACAGCAATTTGTCAGAGGAAAAGAACTGTAGCCCGTATTCCTGATTAAAGTCTTCCTCAGAACCTAAGTTTGCAATCGTCATTTTCTTCCATTCCTCATCCCTACCTGGCACCTGCCACCAGTCAACTCGTAGAGGTACGTAAGTATTTAAGCCATTCATCGCATCCATGTAGATCTCATAGAATCGATTCATGCCATTCGGAGTGGACGTTATAATAACCTTTGAATTGGTTGATGCTGAAATAGTAGGATAGATCGCTCGATAAAAGAAGTCTAGGTAAGACGGATTGATGTGAGCGAACTCATCGATGTACAGTACGTGAATCGTAAAACCAATACCTGTATTTTTAGTGGTGGTACGACCAATCAAACGACAGCCGTTATCAAACTTAAGCGACATTACGTTATTTGAAATGCAGCCAGGTTTAAGAAAGAACGGTAAGTTCTCAAGTACTGATTTAATCTTGTCCAATACTTCCTTGGTAGTAGAGGCAACGTTAGCAACAGCTAATACGTTTTTATCGGTGTGGAATATTAGGTACCATGCAATGAATACTCCCGACATAACAGTCTTACCGATTTGTCGGGATGCCATCAAACAATTGAAACGACTATTCTTAAAGGATCTAATGATCTCTTCTTGGTAATCCCTTAGTGTGATTTGTTGAATCCCATCTTCTGTCATTACTTGCGCATACTTTGATGCGAAGTAAACTGGATCGTGTTTACATCTCTTGATTTCTTCAAGCTCTTCCGGTGTGTATTCAAAAACGATATTCGCTTTTTTCCAGACCGGATCATTATCTTTAAACGGCGAATTTTTAATGGTCTTGATGTCAATCATACCATTCTCAAAATCGTCAAGAAGTTTTTGAACCTTCTCAGTCGTCCAAATTGCACTATTCTCCTGATCTAGATTGGAGAGTTTCATTTGGGTTCGACCTCCGCTGTTTGCTATAAAGTCTCTCATATTAATGAGTTAACATCATCTAAGAAGTCATCATTATCATCCTCTTCCTGCATTACCGCGTTTGAAATTCCGCGTTCAACCATGACCTCTACTTTTTTGGATGGGTGTGTTAGATGTCTAGTGTCAGACAAGTCTTCCTCAACCTCGATTGCGTCAATCTCTTTCATTAGATTTTTTGTGCCAGCCGTTATGTAATAATCAGTGGTGCTTGTCGGTAAAGCCCGTTGCGATGATTCCGGATTAGTATCACGTTGAGTGATTTCCTGATTCATCTTACGATACGTATCCTCTAGGAATAGCATGTAGTTTGCTTGAGTCTTAACGACTGTGGTTAATTTATCTTGTAATTGCCCAAAGACCTCAAAAAGTCTAGGGTGGGTGTTTCCTTGGTTTATCTCCTCTGCAATTTTTTCAATTGCCATTCGGATTGTTTTTAGTTGAAAAAAGATATTTTGAATGCTTGAATTATCAAGAATCTGTTTCTGTTTTATGTAGTCGTGCTTTTCAATGACTCCAAGATCAACATAGAATTTTAGCATTGAGCCGGTTATGTCCTTTGCCTTTTTCTCAAATTCTGAATTCATTTCAATGAAGTCTAACGGTGGAGCAGCTGCGATCTCAGCAAGCTGTTCGTCAATGTTATCTTCTTCCGGAGTAGGTCCTCCTGAGTAATTTTTCAGTAGGTCCTCAAGCTCACTTTTGATTTGTGCCTTCTTTTCTTTTGTGAATACTCCGCTCATGGGATTAGTTAAGTCTGTTTTCGTTTTTGTCCAGAGCAGGATTTGCAAAAATCTTTATTTGCTTAACGGCTTCAATGTGCTCATACAGATAGGCTTCTAGATAGGCAATGAAAGCGTCCAAAATTGGATTTGCTCCAAACATCTGGTTAGACAAAATTCTTTTCATTAGGGCATTTTTGTACTTGTACCCTAAGTGAAGGCGATTGTCTTTTCTATTGTACACAACTTGATATAAAGAGTTTCTTATCATAGGATACCAATATTTTTACGAGGTATTTGAGCTTTTATTTGAATATTTAGAGCACCTAATGAAGTGTCAGATAGGCCTTCAGAGTATTGATTACCTTGTGAGTCTTTCCAACCTCCTCTAACTACAGGAAATTCGTCAAGTCCAATTACAATATCGTTAAATTCGTCTAATCCTACTAGATTCGTTGATGATGGATTTAGAGTTAGCGCATTCTCATTCGCCTCTCCAATTATGTTAACGTTTACTGAGTCAACTCCCTTTAGGT